CCTGAAGGAAGCCCCGGCCCTCTTTGGCGAACTGGAGAAATTCTGATGGCTAACACGCAGGCAATGTGTACCTCGTTTAAGGTCGAAATCCTCGGCGGCGTACACGCCATCGGCACACCGCCTACCCGTGGCTCGACCGCGAAGGACACCTTCAAGGCTGCGCTCTACGAGGCCACGGCTACCGTTAACGCTGCCACGACCGCCTATAACGCCTCTGGAGAGGTTTCGGGCGCGGGGTATATCGCAGGCGGCATCACCGTCTCTAACGCCACAGCGCCCACCTCAACGGGAACCACGGCGTATTGGACACCCTCTGCCTCGCTGACCTATACCGGGGTGACCCTGACCACGGCGTTTGACGCTGTGTTGATGTACAACAGCACGCAGGCCGACAAAGCGGTAGCGGTCTACACCTTCGGGTCGCAGACGGTAACGGCGGGTAACTTCATCCTGACCATGCCGACCAACGATGCGTCAACCGCGCTTCTGCGGATTGCGTGATGAGTCGTGGCAAAAGGGCCGTGGAACACAGGTACATGGGATGACGCGCAATGGGACAGCCTCCCGGTCACCAGCGTCACCGGAACAGGCGGCGTTGGTAGCCTCGGCACCCAGCAAAGCGTCACGCTCACGGGCAACGCTGCAACGGGTGCGACGGGAAGCGTCGGAGCAAGCCTTGAGACGGGCCTTACGGGTGTCAGCGCCGTTGGAGTCGTTGGAGATGAAACCGATTCGGTCGAGGTTGCCCTTTCCGGTGTGGGAGCATCTGGTCAAACAGGTGTTGTTAACCTTCAAGGAGAGGTTGCACTTGCCGGTGTGGAAGCGACCGGAGCAACCGGCACCCTCACCGCCTCCGTCCAACCCATCATCGTCATCGGCGATTCCCACGAAGGCGATAAGAAGCGCAAAAAGAATTGGGAAGAAGAGCAAGAAAAACGCGAGAAGCGCAAGCAAGAGTTAATCTCGGTTTACGAACAACTGCTTGAGGCACGCCCAGAGATTGCCGAAACGATTGTAGAGCCGCATATAACTGTTAACATCGCACAACCAACAATTAACTGGGACTCCCTGTTAACTGACATTGATAGGGTTGAGCGATTGATGCGAGAGCATCAGGAAATGGACGACGAAGAAGTATTGTTGCTGCTATGAAACGAACTTATGTAATGGTTGACGGTGAGTTTGTCGAGCGCAAGCGTGACGCAAGCGGTCGGCATCACTACATCATGCCGGACATTGCGCCGTACAAGTCGATGATTGACGGGCGCATGATTACCTCCCGTTCGCAGCATCGTCTGCACCTCAAGGCTCACGGCTGCGTCGAGGTTGGCAACGAAGACCCGACAAAGTTCGTCAGCAAGCAAAAACCCAAGAACAATCGAGTGGATGTGCTGCGTCACCAGTTGTCGAGCATGACCCACTCGGATGCCAACAAGTTGTTGTCGCGGTTGCGCGATGAAATCCGATTTACCCACGACCCCCACAGGAGACGGTAATGGAACAGGCCCCACAGGCAGAGACGCTCGACCGCAAGGAGTTGCTTGAACAGCAGTTTGAGCAGAGCGATGAAACCCCTTCACAGGGGCGGGATGAACAGGGACGCTTTGCGGGAACGCAAGAGCAACCCGCAGAAGCCGCCGAGGAACCCTTGTGGCGCAAGCCGCCTGCCTCGTGGAAGAAGGAATATCACGAGCATTGGGCAAAGGCTGACCCCAAGATTCAAGAATACGCTTGGCAACGCGAAGAACAGATGAAGCGCGGCGTAGAACCGTTGCTCTCCAAGGCGCAGTTTGCCGATGCGATGAATCAGGCGCTGGAGCCGTACCTGCCGACCATTCAGGGGTTGGGTCTGAAGCCGGAGCAGGCGGTTGCCGCTCTCGCGCAGGCCGATTACACGCTGCGTAATAGCCCCCCGGCGCAGAAGATGCAGTACCTGACGCAATTGGCTGCGTCATACGGCATCAACCTTAACCAAGTCATGCAGGGTGGTCAGCAGACCGCCCAACCCTCCATCGACCCGATGGTGTATCAGTTGCAAAACGAACTGAACACCGTCCGTGGCGAGGTCATGGGGTGGAAGCAACAGCAGGAAATGGCTGAAAACCAGACCCTGCTAAACGAAATCAACAGTTTCTCGATGACGGCTGAACACTTTGAGGAAGCGCGTCCGACGATGATTCAGTTGCTCCAATCTGGGGTGGCTGAAACGCTGGACGATGCTTACGAAAAGGCAATTAGGCTTGATTCGGATTTGTTTGACAAAGTGCAATCGGCCCGACAGGCAGAGGTTTCACAGCGTCAGGCAACAGAGAAGAACCGTGCGGTGAAAATTGCACGGGCTGCTGCGGTCAGCGTCAGAGGTTCCACACCCGGAACTAACACGGCTCCCAAGGCGCATAGTCGCCGCGCAATGTTGGAAGAAGCGTTTGAAGAATCCAACTCGCGGTTGTAACCAACTGATATAGGAGCATTGAAATGGCTTATGCCAATTCCAGTATCAGCGACATTATCGCTACTAACATTCAGAGCCGTAGCGGTGAACTCGCTGACAACGTGACGAACAACAACGCGTTGCTTCGTCGTCTGAAGGAGCGCGGGAACGTCAAGACGTTCTCGGGCGGTAACGTGATTTTGCAAGAAATCATGTACAACGACACCACCACGAACAACACCAATTCGTACTCCGGGTACGAGGTGCTGAACGTCGGTCAGAACTCGCCCATCTCTGCGGCGCAGTTCAGCATCACGCAGTACGCGTCTGCTGTGTCCATCTCGGGTCTGGAGATGATTCAGAACTCGGGTAAGGAAGCCATCATCGACCTGCTCGACGGTCGTATGGAGGTTGCCGAGGCGCAACTGGCGAACCGCATCAGCGGTGACCTGTACGGTGACGGCACCGGCAACGCGGGTAAGAACCTCACGGGTCTTGCTGCCGCTGTGCCTGATAGCCCGTCAAGCGGCACCTACGGCGGCATCAACCGTCAGGCGTGGCCGTTCTGGCGTTCGGTGGCCTTCTCGGCTACGGGCGACGGCACGGGCGCTGTGACCAGCAGCAACATCCAAGGTTACATGGATGCGGTTGCGGTGCAGTTGATTCGCGGTACCGACAAGCCTGACCTCATCGTTGCCGACAACAACTACTACAAGTTCTACTTGCAGTCGTTGCAGGCTATCCAGCGCATCACGGACTCCGGTTCGGGCATGGCTGGCGCTGGCTTCGCCTCGCTGAAGTATTTCGGCGCTGGCATGGCTTCGGATGTGGTGCTCGATGGTGGTATTGGTTCGTCGTCGTATAACGGCGGCGTTGGCAATGCCAACCACATGTGGTTCCTCAACACCAAGTACCTGATGTTCCGCCCCCACAAGGACAGAAACTTTGTCCCGATTGGCGGCGACCGTCAGGCTGTCAACCAAGACGCTAAACCTACGATTCACTAATGGCGTCTATAAACCCTCTCTGATTGACTTGGAAACCCGGAAGCGGGCAACAGGGGCCAAGCGAAAGCAGGCTGAACGACTAAGTGAGAGGGGGCGAACGAAAAAGGTTCGCCATGCGATAGTCTGAACTGCGGTATAACCAAAGAAGCCGCAGAGGGTGACCCGAAGAGGTTGCCCCGCCATCCGAAAGGGTGGTCAGTAGCCGAAAGGCGAAGTAACAGAATGATTGTGAAACTGATTGGCTGGGCGGGTAACCTTACCTCGTCCGGCCCGCAGTTCTGCGGCGTGTTGATTAACTGATAGGGGATACGAAAATGACTGTTATTGTTAACGGGTTTGCGTACCCTGCTCTCGGTAATACCGACTCGACCGCTGCCATTAATCCCGGCACGGTCGTGACGCTCGATGATGGTGGTTTGGCGGTGTATGTGCAGGCGGCTTCGGCCATCTCGCAGTACAACGCTGTCTGCATCCCTGCAACCAATGTCGTAACCAACGCGACGACGGCGCGTGTTGCTGATACCAAGCGTATCGGCTTCGCGCAGGTGTCGATTGCGTCCGGCTACTACGGCTGGGTGCAGTTGGGCGGCAAGGTGCGGGTGAATGTGTCGGCTTCCTGCCTCCCGGCGGTTGCCCTCTACACCACCAGCACCGAAGGCCGGTTGGATGATGCCACCGTGTCGGGCGCTCTGGTCGCTGGCGTGGTCACGGAAGTGACCGCCTCGGCTACCTCGGCTATGACTGCGGTTGCAGCGTTCACCATGGTTATCCCGGTTCCGTCTAACGCGACCCCGTAACCATGCAAAAACTGGAACTCACGGTGCAGGCGGCTGGCAAACCGGAGGAACTCTGTTCCAACATTCGCTCGTCGCTTGCCCGTGGGTTGCCAGAGTTGGCCCCCGCTCTCTGCACCCACGATGGAACATTCGTGTGTGTAGCGAGTGGGTGGTCAATGCCTAGTTTCGTAGAGGACATTCGGGCGCAGCGACAGGCCGGTCGCCCGATTGTCGCTGTAAAGGCCGCACACGACTTCCTGTGCGAGAACGGCATCGAGCCTGACCTGTGGCTCAACCTCGACCCCCGTGACCGCACAAGCGGTATACAGCGCCATAACGCGCACACCACCTACCTCGTTGCCTCCCGCTGCCCCCCGGTCACCTTTGACACGCTGAAAGAGCGCAAGGTCGTCCTGTGGCACTCATGGGCTGAAGGGCCGGAGATGAAGGCGCTGGGCGCTGGCAAGTTAGCGGTTGGCGGCGGCACCACCTCGGGGATGCGTGCCATCAACATCGGGTACCTGCTTGGCTTTCGCAACTTTGTGTTGTACGGGTACGACAGTTGCAATCGGGCTGACGGCATCAAGCGGTTTACGGGCGAGATGACTGGCCCGACGATGGATGTCTATGTGGGCGCAGAAAAGCGCAAGTTCACCTGCAATGCTGCGATGGCGCAGCAGGCAAACGAGTTCCAGATGATTTACTCCGTGATGCCAGAAATCACGGTTGAGGCCAAGGGGCCGGGGTTGATTGCCGCCATCATCGAAGAGCGCCGCAAGATGGCGTTGGCTGCTTGAGATGGCGATACCCTCACGGGTGCTGGGCGCAGGCGTAGACAGCCTTAAGACCGTCTCCATCTGCGGCGACGGCACCAGCACAGCGACCGCTGCCGGAACCTCGGCAGGCAACGCGCTGCAATTGACTTATGTTTACACCAATGTAGATAGCGCGGCGGTTGGCACGGGCGTAAGACTTCCACCGACGGAGATGGGCGAAACCGTCATCGTTAAAAACAGCACCGCTAACCCCATCACGGTGTACCCGTATGACGCGGGTAGCAGCATCAACAATGCAGGCTTTGGCACGATTAACGCTGACTGCTCGGCTATGTTCTTTGCCGTCAGCAACACGCTTTGGGAAGAGTTACAGGGCTTCGGGCGGTCGGTTCCTATCCTGCACTACGGTTCGTTTTCGGACACCACCACGCAGGTTGCTGCGTCGATTGATGTTGCCTACGGCATGGTGTTTAACACCACCGACAGCAGCAACGGGGTTTCCATCGGTTCGCCTACCTCACGGCTCGTTGTGGCTAATCAGGGTGTCTACAATGTGCAATTCTCGGCGCAATTGGATAAGACCTCTGGCGGTGCTGGCAACATCTACATTTGGCTTCGCAAGAACGGAACCAATGTCCCAAACACAGCAACTACAATTGCTATTCAAGGCACCGCAGCCAGAACGGTAGCGGCGTGGAACTTCATAATTCAATTGGAACCCACGCACTATGTAGAATTGATGTGGGCAACAGACGATACCAGCGTTAGAATCCTCGCAGCCAGCGCCACAAGTGTCTGGCCTGCAATTCCTTCGGTCATTGCGACCTTAACACAGGTCAACAACCTGTGATTTCTTCCCTCACCTCCCCACAGGAGTAAACGACGATGCCTCTAGATAGCGACATTTTTAACGCGGACGAGCAACTCCAAGTCGAGTTCTACATCGCAAAGGATGTAGACCCGAAGTGGGACGGCAAGCCGTTTGTGCGTATTAACATTCCCGGCGACAAGACAACCATCATCGAACAGCCGATGAATGAAGACCACAAGAAGCGGTTTCCGCGTCAGTATCTCTATTTCCAGATGAAGCAAAACGAGCAGGATGCCCCCGCAATCGGCACCTCGCTTGATGTCTGGTTTACCGATGGCAACGGCGACATTACCCGTGGACACATTGAGGAACTTCGCATCCTGAAGTTCCAGACCGTAGAGCAGATTGCCAGCGCATCCGACGCGCAGTTGCAGCGCATCGGCATGGGTGGCCCCGGCTTGCGTGAGAAGGCGAAGGCGTTTCTTGCAAAGCGGAATCGCTCGGAAACCGAAAACCAATTGGACGACACCAAAAAACAACTGGCAGAACTTCAGGCGCAGATGGCAGCGTTGATGACGCGCAAGGCTGGTCGCCCGAAGAAGGAACCCGTTGCGGAGAGTTAACGAATGAGCACCACAACCATGTTGGCGTTGGTTCAGCAGGTCACCGCTGAACTGGGTTTACCGATACCGGCTACGGTGGCGGGTAACCCCAATCAGGATGTGGTGCAGATTCTTGCCCTGATGAACGCCTCGGGGTACGAGTTGATGCGGCGTGCTGACTGGCGCGAACTGACCAAGCAGCACACCTTCTACACCGAGGCCATTAGCACCACGGGTACATGGACGACCTCGGCGTATACCATTACCGGCATCCCCGATACCTCGCTCATCGACTCGACCTATCAGGTGCAGGGCGTTGGCATCCCCAATGCCACCTATGTGACGGGCGTGCTGTCTCCCTCGGCTGTCTCTATCAACTACGAGCCGACAGAGGCGCAGGTCGGTGGCGGTCTGGTGTTCCAAAAGGTCAAGTACGACCTCCCTTCGGACTACTACAGCAGCGTCAACCGCACGCATTGGGACAAGAGCAAGCGTTGGGAGATGCTCGGCCCAGAGTCGCCGCAACAATGGGAATGGCTGCTCTCGGGCTACATCTCGACCGGCCCCCGTATCCGTTACCGCTTGCTCGGCAAATACTTCCAGATTTGGCCCGGAATGAACGCTGGCGAGTTGCTCGGCTTTGAGTACCGTAGCAACGCATGGGCAGAAAGCGCGGCGGGTGCTGCCAAGACTTCGATGACGGCAGACAACGACACCTGCATCTACCCTGACCGTGTGATGGTGCTGTCTACCAAACTCAAGTATTTCGAGGCAAAGGGCTTCGATACGACCGCCATCTTCCGCGACTACCTCGCTGAACTTGAGACGGCTGTCGCACAGGATACGGGCGCTGCCAACCTCTCGTTTGCCCCGCGTCCCGGTACGGTTCTTATCGGCTACGACAACATTCCTGACAGCGGCTACGGGTACGAAAACTGATGGCTGTTTCTCGTCGCCTTGTTCAACGCGCTGCGGCAAATGTCGCAAGCCTGCCGTCGCCCGTGGGCGGTTGGAACGCTCGGGATTCTCTCGCCAACATGGCACCCACGGATGCCGTGCAGTTGGACAATTACTTTCCCGGCGTATCCAATGTTGTCCTGCGCGGCGGTTATGTGAAGCACGCCACGGGGTTTCCCGACGATGTAGAAACCCTGATGACCTACAGCGGCGGCACCTCTGACCAGTTGTGGGCGGTGTCGGATGGCAAGTTCTACAACGCTACATCTGCGGGTGCTATCGGCGCTGCGGCGGTCAGCGGACTGACCAACTCCAAGTGGGAATACACCAATGTCACGACCGCAGGTGGCAACTACCTGTATGCCGCTAACGGTGTCAACACGCCGTATCTTTACAACGGCTCAAGTTGGACAAGCATCACGGGTTCATCCTCGCCTGCCATTACGGGCGTTACGACCACTACGCTTAACTCTCCGACGCTCTTTAAGAATCGCGTATGGTTCATCGAGAAAAACACGCTGAAGGCATGGTACCTGCCGACCTCAAGCGTTGGCGGCGCGGCACAGGTTCTTGACCTGTCATCCATTGCGCGTCTGGGCGGCGTGTTGGTGTCGATGGCCTCGTGGACAATTGACGCTGGCTACGGCGTGGATGACAACCTTGTATTTGTCACCGACAAGGGCGAGGTCATTGTCTACCGTGGCACCGACCCCTCATCTGCGTCCACATGGGCGCTGATTGGCGTGTGGATTGTGGGTGCGCCTATCGGCACCCGCTCCCTGATGAAGTACGGCGGCGACCTTTTGGTGCTGACGCTTGACGGGCTGATTCCGATGGCCTCGGCGCTTCAGTCCTCGCGGCTCGACCCCAACATCGCGCTATCGGACAAGATACAGGGTGCGTTTGCGGCGGCTGCTGCGGCGTATAGGGACAACTTCGGGTGGTGTATGTTGTACAACCCGAAGAACAACGCCCTAATCGTCAATGTCCCGGTGCGTGAAGGCGCACAAGAGCAGTTTGTGATGAACAACATCACGAAGGCGTGGTGCAGGTTTACAAACTGGAACGCTTTTCACTTTGGGTTGCTTGACGATACGCCGTACTTTGGCGCTGCAACCTTTGTGGCAAAGGCTTGGACAACGGGTAGCACCGGCTACATTGATGACACAAGCAACATAAACGGCAAGATTCTCCAAGCCTTTAACTATTTTGAAACTCGCGGCGTAAAGAAAATTTTTACACGCGCACGGCCTAGCATTTTCAGCAACGGCACCCCGTCTGTGCGGGTTGGCATCAATGTCGATTTCAACATTTCAGACAATGTTGCCCCAATATCGTTTTCTACTCCGCTGACTGCCCTGTGGGACAGCGCGTTGTGGGATACGGCTGTGTGGGGTTCTGACCTCGAGATTCAGAATAATTGGCAGGGCGTTACCGGCGTTGGCTACTGCGGGTCGATACAATTTCAGAGCAGCAGCAACAAGTTAGCGATTCAATGGGCCTCAACTGATGTGGTGTATCAACTCGGATGGGCTGGCATATAACAAGCGGCCCCGAGGTGGGCGAATGGGTCTGTGGGCATACGGGCGGCGGGTATCACGCTGAACGCTCTAACGCCATCGGATTGCGTAAGGGAGAGAACATTGTCGGCGGCGTGGTTTACGAGAACTGGAACGGGCGCAGCGTGGTTTGCCACATCGCCATTTCTGACCGCTTAACCCCCGCTTACATTGCAGCCATGTTTGACTATCCTTTCAATGTCTGCGGGGTTGACAAAATCATCGCCCCCGTGGGCAGTAAAAACGCGAAAGCCATCAGGCTTGTGCGTAAAATGGGTTTCACCGAGGAAGCGCGTCTAAAGGATGCCGACACCGACGGTGATATTGTTTTCCTAACCATGACACGCGATGCGTGCCGTTTTTTGGGACACCGTTATGGGCAAAAAATCACCGAAGCCGCCTCCGGCACCTGACTACGCAGGCGCAGCGCAACAACAGGGCATTGCCAACCTAGAGGCGGCGCGTCTTACTGCGCGGCTTTCTAACCCCAATGTCATTACCCCGCTTGGTGGTCAGCGTGTGACCTACGGGCGACCGCAGTTTAACCGCGCTGCGTATGACGCTGCGATGGCTAACTATCGTGCGCGTAACCCGCAGGCACCTGCTACCGGCGCACCGCAGGGCGCACCCTCAACCGTTGGCGTTGGTGGCGGCGCTGCAATGCCAACTACGGGCGGCGGTGGCGTGCAGATGGGCGGCGGTATGTATGGCGGCGGCGTTGACCTTGGCGTTACGCCAGAACCTACGGCATCAAAGGCCGACGGTATGCCTGCTGCGCGGCGCGAGGCTTTGGGAATGGGCGATGACCTTGCATACACGCAGGGCGGTCGAGCCAACTTCACAACGCTCCCCACCGGAGCGCAGGTTCCGACTGCCATGCTTATCGGCGGCGGTCGCTTTGATGCGTCCGGCATGGGGCCGGGACAGACGCAACGGTTTAATCAGGGCTACGGCGGCGGGGAGTATCTGGGCGATGTGATGCCCACCCGCGAGATGTTCACCGAGATGGTGGACTTGGACACCCCGACGATTGAGCAGTACCTGACCCCCGAGGCACAGGCGACCCTTGAGGCGCAGCAGCGGGTGGAGCGTGCGTTGTCCGGCCTTGGCGAACAGGCCATCGGGCGCGTGCAAAATGTTTACGGCACGGATTTCACCCCGCAGGGGCTTCCGGCACAGCAGTTCCAATTTGGCGGTTATGGCAACCTGCCGACGGCCCCCGAGTTGCAGGGCCGCGCACGCTCTGATGTTTCGGCGCTCCCGGTTAACTTTGGCCCTACCGCCGGTCAGTACGGCATGGCTGCGGGTGGCCCACAAGGGCTGAACTTGCAGGGCTTGGACACAAGCGGCATTAGCGGCGTGCAGACCGGCGCAGGCCAGTTTGGCACGGCGCAGGGTGGCCCCGCTGCCCCGACCCTTCAAGGGCAGTTGGACACCTCGCAACTTGCCGCGATGCCTGTAAACGCGGGTATGACGGCGCAGCAGGCCATCATGTCGCGCCTCGACCCGCAGTTGCAGCGACAACGGGCGCAGTTGGAAACCCAACTTGCAAATCAGGGTTTGGTGCGTGGTGGCGAGGCGTTTAACGCCGCCATTGCCGAGCAGCAACAACAGGAAAACGACCTCCGAACGCAGGCCGCGCTACAGGGCATTAGCCTTGATATGGCGGCTCGTCAGCAGGGGCTAGGCGAGGCACAGGCTCTGGGCGGCTTTGCCAACCAAGCGGCTCTGGCGGGGTTTGGCGCGGGTCAGCAGGCCACGGGCGCACAAAACGCTGCAATCGCCCAAAACGCTCAACTGGCGCTCCAATCGGGTCAGTTTGCCAACCAAGCACAGGCGCAGCAGTTCGCGCAGCGGCTTGCGGCGGGTGAGTTTGGTCGAGACGCGCAGATGGCATCCTTCCAGACGGGACAGGCGGCGCAGGAAGCCGTTAACCGTGCCATCGCGCAGAACTTCCAACAGGGCTTGGGCGCGGCGGGTGCGTACAACGCTGCTGCCGGTCAGCAGTTTGGGCAGGAGATGGACATTGCTGGGCTGTATAACGCCTCGCTTGCCCAGAACCAACAGGCAGCGTTGCAACAGGCGCAGGCTCAAGCGGCGCTCCAAGCACAGGGCTTCAACCAAGCGCAGGCGGCGGCAAACTTCCAGAACGCCCAGCGTCAGGCGGCGTTGCAAGAGCAGTTGGCGCTTCGGGCGCTCCCGCTTAACGAGGTCGCAGCCATCATGGGCGGCGCACAGGTACAGATGCCGCAGTTCCAAGCCTATCAGGGCGCAGAGGTGGGAGCGGCTCCCATTTTCGGCGCTACGCAGGCGGCGGGTAACTTCGCGCAGCAGAACTACCAGAATCAAATTGCACGCCAAAACGCGCAAATGGGGCTGTACGGTAGCCTTGCTGGCATGGCTGGAACGGCTCTTGGTGGGCCGTTGGGTGGCGCAATTGGCAAGAGTATGTTTGGAGGTTAACCGATGAGAACCCCTTACCAAACCTTTAACGCTCCCCCCATGATGAACGGCGGTCGCGGTCAGCGCATGGCGCGTATGCTCCAGATGCAGGGCCAGAGCCAGCAGGTGAGCAACAACGCAGGGGCGCAGAGTGATATGCAGTATTCGCCCCCGCAAAACGCTGCGGATATCAACCGTGCGCCGCGTCAGTTTTTGCGGCAGTACCCGAAAATGCCAAAGTCGCCGGGGATGACCAACCCGCAGGGTGGCCCTGACCGGGGAGGGTTTGAAAATGGCTGACGAACGCTACAAAACAGTCTCGATGTTTGCGCTTCCAAACGAATACCAGCGGCAAGCCTCCGAGGCACGCCGTCGTCGCCGTATGGCAGAGATGTTGGCGCAGCAGGCGTACCAGCCGGGGGACATCCAGAACGCCCCCATCCCTCGCGGAGCGCCTCTGGTGCAGGGTCTGCAAGCGTTCCTTGCCGCCCGTGCTGCCCGTAAGGCAGATGAGGCTGAAGAAGGCGCAATGGAGACGCAAACCCGTGAGGCGCGTCAATTCCTCAAGGCATTGACGGACGAAGATACCGTCATGGATGCACGCCAACCTGCCATGCCGATGGGCGCACCGACCGTGACCGCGCCAGAGTTTGAGGATGGGCGTATTAAAACCCCTGCTCAAATTGACTTTGCTGCGCCATCTCCAATGGAAGCCCCGCAGGTTCAGTTGTCGCGCTATGGAAACATCACGCCGGGGCAACGCCGTGCGCTTGCCCTTGAGGGTGTGCTGACCAGTCAGAACCCGCTTGTGCAGAAAATTGGGCAGATGCAATACGGGGCAATGCAACCGAAGCAGCCGGAGATTGGCGCGGTTAGCCCTGCTGATTTTACGCCGGAAAGCCTTGCGGAGTATCAACGCACGGGCAACTTTGGCGTGTTGAAGATGCGCGACCAGCCTGATAAACCCCCAACCACAAGTGGCGGGATGCAATGGGACGCAACGCAAAAAAGGTTTGTTGCAATTCCCGGTTACGAAGAACAACAAGGGCGTATTGCTGCCGCTAGGCGTCCTGATGTTGTTATTAAACCTACAGACGAGCGTTTAGTTCGTGGTCAGCAATTTAGCAACGAAAATACTTTGCGCGATGAATACACAGCGCAAACTGCAAATTTCCGCGTTATTACCGATGCTTACAAAAAAATCATGACAACCGCCGATACTGGTGCTGGCGATATGTCATTGCTGTACCAGTATGTAAAATTGCTTGACCCCGGTTCTGTTGTGCGTGAAAGCGAATTTGCTACTGCCGCAGCGTCTGGTTCGTTTGGCGACCAAATTCAAGGAGCAGCACAGCGAATTGCAACTGGTAAGCGTTTGACCCCAGAACTAAAAGCGCAATTCCGTAACGAAGCACAAAACATATTTGACCAACAGCAATCTTCTGCAAATCAAACTGCCGAACAATACCGCCGTCTCGCAATAGATTACGGGCTTGACCCAATGCGAGTTGTTCCCGGTAGTGCAAAATCTTATGCAACCGAAGCAGAAGCAGATGCCGCGTTTAAATCTGGCAAGTTGAAAAAAGGCGACCGTATCGTTGTAAACGGTGTTTCTGGAGTTTGGGAGTGAGCCATGCCATTTAAGCCTGATTCAATTC